CCATCCTCGACGGCGCATCCACCACCGCCTGGTATCTCGCGTCCGACAGCGGCGAAATCGACACGGTCGAGTACTGCTATCTCGACGGCTTCGAGGGTGTCTATCTCGAAAGCACGATGGACTTCGACACCGACGGCATGAAGATCAAGGCGCGTCTCGACTTCGCGACGAAGGCAATCGACCACCGCGGCCTGCACAAGAACGCCGGCGCGTAATCCATAGCAGCCCGGTGAAAACCGGGCTGCAGCACTGACCCGAATCGACTCGAAAGGAAATTGAAATGGACAACTTTGTGCAACCCGGCAAGACGATCAGCGTCGTCGCCCCCTACGACCTCGCGTCCGGCGCCGGCTGCAAGGTCGGCGTGCTGTTCGGCATCTCGGCCGGCACCTACGCCTCCGGCGCCGCGGCTGAAATCGTCACCGATGGCGTGTTCGATATCACCGCGCTCTCGACCGACACCGCGAGCGGCACCGCACTCGTCGCCGCGTACTGGGACGACACGAACAAGCGCGTGACCACCACCGCCTCGACGCATATCAAGATCGGCGTGATCATCGCCGCGAAAACCAGCGGCCAGACCACCGCCCGCGTCGCCCTGGGCCTCGCACGCTGATGTTTGACGCCATCGCCCGCACCGCGTTCGACGCCTTTGCGCGTCGCGGCGCCACGCAGCCCGCCACCTGGACCCCGTCCAGCGGCGAGCCTGCGTGTGCGGGCAATGTCGTGCGCCAGCGCATCGAAGGTGAAACCGCGTTCTCCGGCGAAACCGTCCGGCATGACGTGGTCGAATTCATCAAGGCCGACTTCCCCGGCATCGCTCCGGGCGAATGCCTCGAAATCTCCGGCGCCGAATGGCTCGTGCGCAGCATCGTCGTCGATGACGGCGTGGTCATGCGCGTGGCGATCGGCCAGCCCGACCACGCAAGGCCGGCAGCATGAGCATCAACCGCACATGGCTCGACGCCGAGCCTCATCTGCTGCAGGCCCTGCGCCGCGCCCTGCCTGACGTCGACGTGCGCCTCGAAGTCGACGCACCCGCGAACACCGCCGACCTGAGCGTGCCCTGCGTGCTCGTGCGCTACACCGGCTACCGCGTCCGCGCAAACCAGATCGGCTACAAGCAAGCCGCCCTGCGCGCCGACTGGCAGGCCCTCGTCATCGACCGCCATGGCCCCGAAATCGACCCAGCCGGCCCGGCCCGCGCCCGCATCGCCGACCTGTGCGCCCGCACGCTCTCCGCCGTCATGGGTCTGCGCATTCCAGGGTTCCCGCAGCCCGTGCAGCTCACCGAATCATCCGGCTCGTTCGTCGAAGCCGGTCTGCTCTACCACCCGACCGCGTTTTCGCTCGAATTCGTCGCAGCCAGCGACGCCACGTAAATAGGACCGCGCCATGCCCATCATTTCGACCGACATCAAATACCGCCTGTCCGGCGGTGCATCCAACACCGACCCGAACGCATCGATCGGCGGCATCAAGTCTTCGACCGAAGTCGGCGCCGGCCTGCACAACCTTTTCGACATCGTCGGCAGCGCAGAGACGACCGCAGGCGACACGGAGTACCGCTGCATCTACGTCCACAACGCGCACGCCACGCTTGCGCTGCAGAACGCCGTCATCTGGGTGCAGACCAACACGCCCGCATCCGACACCACGGTCGACATCGGCCTCGGCACCAGCGCGGTCAACGGCACCGAGCAAACCGTCGCCAACGAAAGCACCGCCCCCAGCGGCGTCACCTTCAGCGCGCCGGCTACCGAAGGCGCCGCGCTCTCCATCGGCAACATCCCCGCCGGGCAACACAAAGCCGTCTGGGTCCGCCGCACCATCAGCGCCGCGGCGGCAGCGAACAACCTCGACAACGTCGTCCTGCGGGTCAAGGGCGACACGGCGGCCTGATGACCATGGAAGCCGGGCGCCTCAACAAGCGCGTCACCCTGCAGGCGCATGGCATCACGCAGGACGCCAACGGCACCCCCGTCGAAGGCTGGAGCGACGTCGCCACCGTATGGGCCGCCGTCGAGCCGCTCTCCGGTCGCGAGTTCTTCGCCGCCGCGCAGGTGCAGGCCGAGCAAATGCAGCGCATCACCATCCGCTACCGCGCCGGCGTCACTACCGCCATGCGCGTGGCATGGGGCGGGCGCATCTTCGACATCACCGCCGTGATCGACTGGCGCGAGCGCCACGAATTCCTGCAACTCATGTGCCGGGAACTGCAATGAACGATCGCGGAATCAAGGGCGGACGCGAGCTGGATGCCGCGCTCAAGGCGCTGCCCGCCAAGCTCGAGCGCAACATCCTGCGCGGCGCGCTGCGTGCCGGCGGCAAGGTCTTCCTCGAGGCGGCTCGGGCGCGTGTGCCGGTCAAGTCGGGCGACCTGCGTGCCTCGCTGCGCGTGCGCACCGGCGCGAAGCGGGGCCGCGTCTCCGCATTCCTGAAGGCCGGCGACAAAAAGGCGTGGTACGCCCACCTCGTCGAGTTCGGCACCCGCCGCCACTGGATCAAGCCCAAGGCGCGCAAAAGCCTGTTCTTCGCCGGCATCGCCAAGGAGGTCGTCGATCACCCCGGCGCGGCCGACAAACCCTTCCTGCGCCCGGCCTTCGAAGGCAATGCCGACGACGCCCTGCGCGCCATCGCCGACTACGTGCGAGCGCGGCTCGACAAGGAAGCCCGCCGATGAATGTCGAACTTGCCGTCAAGGCCCTGCTCGATGCCGCCGGCCCCGTCACCGCGCTGGTGCCGGCCGCGCGCATCTATGCCGGTCGGCTGCCGCAGAACGTCGCCTACCCGGCGCTTCTGATCAACACCATCGCCAGCAGCCCGATCGACAGCTACCCCGCGTCCGGCACCGACGCGCGCATCGAGGTGCGCGCCTTCAGCCGCACGCGCAGCGAAGTCAAGGCCGTGCTCGACGCCGTCGGCCCCGCGCTCAAGCGCCAATGGGGCAGCTTCGGCGGCATCAGCGTGGCCGCGATCATCGGGCCCTACGGCGGCCCGAGCCTCTACGACGACTCGATGGAGGTCTATCACGAGTCGTTCGATTTCACCGTCATCACCAACCCCTGATTCCGCAACACCACCCGTAGGAGAACGTCATGGCCATCGCATCCGGCGTCGCCAAGCAGCTGCGCTACAAGCAAGAATCCGCCTGGGGCACCGCGCCCGGCGCCAGCGGCGCGCAGTTGATGCGCCGCGTCGAGTCCTCGATCGATCTGGTCAAGGATACCTACCAGTCCAACGAGATCCGCGCCGACTACCAGATCAGCGACTTCCGCCACGGCGGCCGGCGCGTCGAAGGCAGCATCCGCGGCGAACTCTCGTGCGGCACGCACAAGGATTTCATCGCCGCCGCGCTGCGCCGCGACTTCGCCGCCGTCACTGCGGCCACCGGCCTGTCGCTCACCATTGCTGGAACGGGGCCCACCTACACCGTCACACGCGGCGCCGGTTCCTGGCTCACCGACGGCTTCAAGATCGGCATGGGCATCCGCCTGTCGGTCGGCACGCTCCATGCCAACAACATCAACAAGAACCTGTACATCGTCGGTCTCACCGCCACCATCGCCACGGTGATGACGATGAACGGATCGGCAATGCAGGCCGAAGGGCCGATCGCCTCCTGTACCGCCACCGCAACCGGCAAGACCACCTACGTGCCGACCACTGGCCACCTCGACCGCAGCTTCGCCATCGAGCACTGGTACGCCGACATTGCGCAATCCGAACTCTTCACCGGCTGCAAGGCCGACACCATTGCGCTCAACATGCCGGCCACCGGCATCGCAGGCATCGACATCGGCTTCAAGGGCAAGGACATCACCGCCGCCACGGCCGCGTATTACACCAGCCCCACGGCGGCCACTACCTCGGGCGTGCTCGCGGCGGCCAATGGCCTGTTGGTCGTTGGGGGTTCCGCCATCGCCACAGTCACCGGGCTCACGCTCAACGTGGCCGGCGGCTACAGCGGCGAGGCGGTCGTCGGCTCCAACTCCAGCCCGGCCATCTTCCCCGGCCGCGTCAACGTCAGCGGCCAGCTCACCGCGCTGTTCGAAGACGCCACGCTGCGCGATGCGTTCCTAAACGAGACCGAAGTTGCGCTGCTCGCCGTGATGACCGAGAGCAACGTGGCCGCGGCCAACTTCTTCGCCGTAACGCTGCCGCGCATCAAGTTCGGCGGTGCGCAGAAGAACGACGGCGAGCGCGGCCTGCAGGGCACCTTTCCGTTTCAGGCGCTGTTCAACGGCAGCGGCGGCAGCGGCACCTCGAGCGAGCAGACCACCCTCATGGTGCAGGACACGCTCGCCTGACCACCCCACCAGCGGCGCGGCAACCCGCGCCGCCCCACCCAAGGACATCCATGAACCCGTTCAAGGACATCACCGACAAGCACGACGCCGACGTCGAGCTGCTGCACCCGGTCACGCGCAACCCGCTGGGGGCTGCCATCACCATTGCCGGGCCGGAGCACCCCAAGCGCAAGGCCATCCTCGCCGATCGCGCGCGGCGCATCCGGCGCAAGCTCGAACGCACCGGCAAGCTCAAGCTCGATGACCCGGAGACCGAAGAGGCCGACCGCATCGAACTGCTCGCCGGCTGCACGCTCGGCTGGTCCGGCCTCACCGGCGAAGACGGCACACCGCTGCCGTTCAGCACCGAGGCGGCGGCGGACCTCT